TCTTCTTAAGTTCCGTATACATCTTCTTGACAAACTTATTGTAAGGGGTCAACTGACGTTTTGATTCACCTTCGGTGCCTTCAGTCACTTCAGTTCCCTTGCTATAACTATGGTTCATTCTCTAGATATCTCTATTTGTATAGTAGTTATTTTTTATATAACTCATTCAAGAATCACCAAGAATCCTCTTATAGGACACCTTGTTATACCTGTCAGTCCTTTCAGTCCCGGTAGTCCCGGCGCTAGCGCCAGCAGTCATTTCAGTCCCCATCATATTCGTACGTATATAAGCGACCGCCTGGAGACAAGCATCGCATAAATCATCCTTTTTCTTGTTATTGTCAAATATCTCACAAAGCACCTCATCGTCTTTAATATAGTTTCTACATATCTCTATACTGGTCTGCTTATTCATCTTATATTTATCACGACGAAACCCTTTAGCGTTTTTGCCAGCTTTGGGCTTCTCGGTATCATCCATTTTAACCTGGATGGCAGGTTTATACTCGTGCGTTTTCGTCTTAAGACCCGCATTAACGAGCACCACGTTATCTACGACCTTATCCCAGTATTTAAGGAGACTGAAGTAGCAGTAAATAATATATTGAATGGTTTTCATCATACCGTTTAGGTTGGATGGCTGGTTCTCAATAAGCACATAATCTATTGTGGCAATTCCTTTGTCTTTTAGGGAGCCGACGATATTATCAAGTTCCATATAGATACGCTCTGCGATATCCTCAATCCCCTTAATGTCTTTCTTCTTCTCTGCCAGAGATATTATTCGCCAATCCAATACGAAGATTTCGTCATCAGTCCTTTCTAGAATACACAGGGCGAGATTCTTAATACCAATATCAAAACTTATATATACCATTCTAGGAACACATACATATATATTAAAACATATATTTATATGTATTCGCGAAGCCAGCGAAGCCAGCTACGACCGTTTCGTGCCTAAAGGCTTCTATGAAGCAGAGTAATATTCTTCTTATTGAATGTGGTAATATTGTGGTGCTTAATGAGCGTCGTAAGATTCAACCAGAATGTATCGTTGGTATATTTGTTATTATATTTATTAATCTTCTTATATTTTCTATATAACCACTTATGTAGCTTTTCTAGGATGATGCTGTTCGCAGGGTTATTCTTGACATACATCTTCTTGCTAGCGATTAATCGGGATACGAATTGTTTTAACTCGGCTATTTTGGCATATTCAAGGGGTATATTTTCCCACAGATTATGGAACTTCAGGTAATCGTATGTGGGACATAGAAGCAGATGGTCGGTGTAGTCTATAAACGTCGGGTTATTATCTATTACCAATATGTTATTAAGGATGGCTCCTGTTGCCGCTACAGCTTGCGTCTTTGGAATCTTCAGCGCCTTTAAAAGTTGCGGTAATATTTTATTGACAGACTTCTTAATATTGCCAGCAGAATCCTTAATACAGTTGTCTCTCGTAAAAATCGGCCTATTAAACTTGATGTTGTTTTGCTTTTCTATAATTAGAATCTCTTTATTCGCCCATGTTTTCTCTGAAGCCGTATAGATAAAGAAATAGCTGTTAGGGAACCTTTTTCGCATCTCACTCATAAATGTCGCGAAGTGAGGTCGTAGTAGTTTAGATTGTAGGTTATAGCAGTGCTCTAGGTTTTTATCGCACTGGCTCTTATATTTTGCCAGATTTACCAGCTGAATATTGGTATTCTTTAATATTATATTTTTCCTGATGATTTCCTGAATATTATAGATATCACATTGATAACTACAATCGCCTATTATGGTTCCGTCTAAATCCAACAGGAATATATGTGGTTCATAATTATTATTCATTTGTAATACTAATACTATATAATAATGATATAATTTATATAATACTGGAGCTAGGCATCGCTATGCGTCCTCATCAAGTTCAATAGTATCATCTAGTATATCTAGTCCCGTGAGTCCCGAGAGTCCCGTGAGTCCCGAGAGTCTTGCCTTATTTTTCTCATACAATAGCGCCTTGCGCCTATCAATATACTCGGCCATTGAACCAAACCCGTATAATATCATCTCATTTATCTGGTCGTCCGTAAGTTCTAATCGCACCCCCTTTCTATTCACAATCACGTTCATAGAGTACTGCATCATCACATTCTTTGGCATATAATAGTAGTCTTTATCCTCCTCTTTAATCTCGTTAATGGTCACCTGATTGACACGCAACAATTCAAACATCTTACATATTTGTCGCAAAATATAAAAGATATTAATCTTGGTATCTGTAGGAACGTATTCGGGCTTCTCTTTATACAATATCATAGCAATAATATTCTCCTTGGAGACGTGTGAGAATACTTTGATAGGGAAGTTATTAGAGAATGCCCCATCGTAATAATGTTCGCCTTCAATAACAATTGGTGCGAATATCAAGGGAACCGCCATAGATGCTTCGCAAGCAGTGAATACCGATATATCAGGGGTATCCTCAATAGAAAAAATGCGGTTCTCGCATCTATTAATGTTCGTCGTAGAAAAATAGAGATTCACACCGAACCTCTTGGAAGCCTCCTTAAATGTTATATCGGTCATATCGGGATACTTTACACGAAGTTTCTTTCGCAGGTGTTCCATAAAATGGACGATAGAGCATAGCCCGAGGTGTGATATGATTCTATAATAGTTTTTTGTCGGTATATTACACAGGGCGTTATCGTCTTTGGAGTTGTAAATAATCTCTTCAATCTCCTCAATTGTCAATTTGAAGGTAATAAAAAGGGCGACAAAGGAACCAATAGAGTTCGCAGAAATATGCGTAATGTTTTTATGTAAGTTTTCTATATATAGATAGCGTAGCGCTCCTATAAATATCACGCCCCTCATACCTCCGCCAGATAAAACGAGATGTGTGATATTCAATTTATCCATCATGTAGTTCTATGTATAGTATAATATTGTATAATATTGTATAATATTGTATAGTATTGTATTAAAATATCTAATATTTTGTTTATATATAAGATTAGGCTATAGGCCATTAAATATTAAATATTAAATATTAAATATTAAATATTAGAATTGTACTCACAGATATCTATGTTGTAATAGATTAGCGCCTCTTTCGCCGTGTTATTTTCGGCCTCCTTCTTGTTGCTCCCAGTGGATGTGGCGATTATAGCGTTGTTCCTGTCTTTTATACAATATGTGAAGACACGGATATTATCTTTCATCGCAATCTTTACTTCGTAGAACTTCGGTATATCTTGGAGGTTGTGCATCATATAGGATACTAGCATATCCTTGTAATTATTCTTGATTCGTATCAATTCGCAAAAGTCAATGTAATTCTCTATGATGTAAATGATAAAGCTCTCTACAATGAAATAGCCTGCTCCCGTAAATGGGGCGATTTTAATGGTATTCGGGAGTTGGACTTTATCGCTCTCCGTTTGAAAATCAAGAAAAAGGGCGCCTATAAACGCCTCAAATATATCCTCCATTATTTTGAAATTATCTCGGCCACCCGATTCCTCAACCTGTTTGGATATTATAGCAAACTTTGGAAACCCGATTTTGGCAGAGAGATACCCGAGCATTCGGCCATTCACAATCTTCGTCCTGATTTTTGAAAGGAAGCCCTCATTCTGGTCTGGAAACCTGCTATATAAATAGTTGGCGACTATCATACCGATGAGCGAATCACCGAGGAACTCTAGGCGTTCGTAGGACATATCTTGAAGCGGTAGGCAATCCGTCGGGCAGTTAATATTACTCTTATCAAAGTCAATGTTTTTCATAGTACAATAGGATTTATGGACGAACGCCACGCGATATAAATCAACGTTCTTAAACTGAATGTCGTTTAACCCGTTATTATTGAATATCTGCGCAAGGTCTTCGCATTGTAAGAGAACGTTCTTATTATTGTAGGGCTGGCAGGTGATATCAATCTCCTTCGTTTTATTGTGTATTCCTTGAATGCGTTTCATACCTCTATCTAGACTTGGCTCCTAAACTATATTTGGCGTAATAGTATTATATCATTTTTTCCTATATACTTTTATTATATATCCCTTTATTATATAAATATTAATTGTTTATTTCTTTTAAATAGAATAAAATAGTATTGTATATTGTATAATGGATGACTTTATTATTCAAGATACCGAACCAATCCTCAAAGTGGATTCGCTAGGTATTGGCATTGATGCGTTAAGCGATATTCAGCGATTGTCTCTTGACGATAACGAATATTTAGTCGTCGGCGATGGTATGGGAACCGCCAACTACAATAGCAACCAGATGGATACGAAGTGGAATATGTATGTTAATCACGAAGGCGTCGCTATCAATACTTCCCGGTATATATCCTCCAATTATCGGGAGCCCAATGCGTCCCTTTACGTGAATAGGAATATCCAGTGCGACGGCATAATTCAGGCGCACGGAATCCATTTTAGTAACATATCTATTAGCGGGGAGATTGGCAGCAACGCCCTCGTTGATTTAATAAAGGGCGTGAACGACCTGTCGCAGTCACAGCCATTCAAGACGGGCGTCGTAACCTACTTTAACAACTTATATAATATGAAGTATCTCGTGAATAATATATATACACCGAATTACCTTACATTAGGCGGGTTGGTTGATACGAATTATAATCAGCATCCCTTGAATATCAATTCTACGCCCAACAACGACTTCAACAACATCCACATCGCATTGCGAAACGACACATATAACACGACAACAAACGAATTATCCAAGTTAAGCATCGGTATCATTGGCGGTAGCAATATATCGCCCGCCGTCATTTCAACGACGAAAGGGATGCCCCTAGAGTTTCACGTTAATAAATCGGCGAAAGAAATCAATGCCTTGTATAACAGGGAGGCCGTCCCCACCTATTCAAATGACACGGATTTCGCAGCATTGACGATTGATAATAACGGGAACGTATGTATCGGTAAAAATATTGCGGAAAACATCACCTATTACAAGAACGTGCTAAACAACGGCGTCAGCTCCAACATTTCAATTACGAAGCAGATGCGATTTGACGTGAAGGGCGCGTCCAAGTTTGACGACATCATCATCTATGATAATTTCGCCAACGACTACAAGCATATTGACGACGTATATATTCGGGCGGACGGAGTAGGTAGCATTCGGCCGTCGCAAATAACAGCAGGCATCTTCAACGGGACTAGTTATACTTTTAATAACGTGGATATACGGGATACTTTAAGTAGCGTAAATATAGACGTCGCAGATACGTTGGTCGCGCACAACATAAATGTGAATAATATCTCTGTGTTTGACAATGCGGTTTTTCGTGGAACCGCCAGTTTTATTAACACCGACCAATTATCTATTAATCACCTGAATATCACGAATGATTTGTTTATTGGCGGAACCCGAGTGAGTCCTATAAATATTGCCGACGAAACGCTGGGTTATACGACGTTAAGCAGTACTACTGGCAACGGGAATAAGTATTTTTTCACCTACGTCCATAGTAATATCGCAAATCTTGATGCGAATCGCAATATCAGTTTTCCAAATAAATTGAGCGTCGGTCCCGGAAAAGATGCGGGTTTCAATGGTATCGTCAATATATTCAAGGATACGATTTCTAGCAATAATATTGAGGTCATCATACAGAACAAGGTAAATGACAACAAGTTCATTGGCAAGGTCGGGCATCTTTCGTACCTGGACTTTTATGATAATAGTTTGTTAATAAATACCAACAATGTTCCTGACAAAAAACACAATATATACTTTTACCCGTCCTTTGACATATCAAGATTAGAGAACAATGTATTCGGCAACAACCTGGTTAATACACCGCCTATGCTATCTATAACGAATAGTGGTGTCGGCGTGAATACGAAGTTGCCTCACGAAGGGATTCATTTGGATATTGATGGCAAAATAGCGGCGACCGATTATTACCTCTACAAGGACGATGTTATCACCAAAATGTCAGGGTTCGTCCATAACAGCTACAAGAATTATTACAATATATATAATGAGAATACTTTCAAATACTGTATCAACTATGACAACATCACATCTTACTCGGCGAAAATGCGAGGGCTAAATGTCAAGTTAGGGATTAATAGCGATGCCTATTATCAAAACGACAAGCTCATAGAGACTCTTCAAGTCACCAACAATCCTGGGAGTTTTTATACGAATAAGAAAATATCGCTTGGGTGGAGCGGAGAAGACGTTCATCTGCCTTTACAGATTCGCAATACGAATATAGAGGATTATAACCATTCCGTAATACGAATCTACAGGGGGGTGCGCGGTGGCGGGGTACATAACAACGCAGACTACAGCGGTATTGACATTTGCGAATACGACAGAGACCTTACGGATGACCGAGATTTGGAGAAGTGGTTCATTTATAAGAACCACAAGTATAACGACATAGATTCACGTGATATCGCTAGAATTGGCCCACTACAGATTGGATATACGGATAAGACGATTGAGCCGACCTCCTTTGGGATGTCTATGTATTACAATACGATTAATTCAAATTACCACGTTGATTTCAATAACCCTAACGTATCCTATGACTTTCTAAATGCGGAGAGGAATGCTGCGGTGTCTATCTATGGGGATTTGGAGGTTTATGGTAATATAAATATTATAGATAATAGCAGTAATAACTTCAACTTTCGCCTCAAAAAAGTAGAAGGGCTCACTGAACTTGCCAAATATATAGATGTGGTATCTGTTTCTAACGTCATCTACAAGAACATTATGGAATACAGCGATATTGAGTATTCGGGCAAGAACATCATATTTAAACCTACGAAATCAATCATCGTGGATTCAATGATAAATACGGATATCCCGCTGGTCGTTAAGCAGAATAATGATGCGTATTCGGTCGCCAAGTTTATTACATATACTTCTAATGTGCTTACGGACGCGAATGCGGCGAATGCGGCGAATGCGGCTGGCGCGAATCACTACCACGATTATTCGGCATTAGAACTCGGTATTTATAAATATAATGACTTTACTACTTATTATGACAAAGACAACAATAATAATATCAAGAATATGGTACAAATACTCGTTTCTAATAATAATCATATTAATACGGTAGGGAACACAAACCTCACGTTCAGTTATTACAAGAACGACAGTAATAACGACTTCTATCATCCGTTTGTGGAGTTTAACAACAGTTTTTCAAAGACCTACATGCATCTAGGGCAAGGCGACAGCGGGTACAATAGTAATATCAGCCTTCACATAGACGACGATAATAAGTACGGCATCCAAATCACCAATACCTATAATCCCGTGAAAATGTGTATGGTAAATATCGCAGGAGACCGCAACAAGTATAATATAATCTCGTCGGGAGGCATAGATAATAACTTTAGATTTACCATAGATGCCGCCGTCGTCGGCGCAAATGTAGAGCCTGGGGTGGGTGACCTCGTAAATATGCTTACGATTGACCCATATACTACTGGAATCAACTTGCGGGACGGTGTAAGATACGGGTTTAACGAAACGAATCCCGACCAGACGTTCTCTATGAATAGCGAATATGACGAGCAGACAATGTTAATTAACGCGAGATATACGAAGGATTATGTATATACGAAGGCGACCGTGGATGCGAACAATATAGTATTGACTCATACGCCGAATGCGAACATCTGGGATAACAGCGCGAAAACATACGGCACCCTGTTTGTCAATCGCATATTACCCGAGTATCTCCCCGTCTTTGACGTTGAAGGGAGCAAGATAGAGAATAATGATACGGTCGTCTATAAGACGCTAGAGAATACGAAGACCGTCTCCTATTTATCTAAACATTCAAATATTAATCTTACATACCAATTTACGCATAGTAATGCCACCATTATAAACAGGGATTACAGCACCCGGACTACAAAAATAAATGCGACGCCCACGTATAACATAGAGTTCAACAAGGACACTTCCGTTACTTTTGTAGAGAATGACAAGGAGCTCTTTAATATTACGCCAGCGTTGTCTGTAGGTCGCAATGAGATAGTGGGGTTGGATGAAATGCGGTTAATAAACAACCCGACGTCCAATATTTTTGACATCACTTTAAATAATAATATTACGAGCAAAAACTACTATATGTCCTGTATATTCAACAATACTTATAATATCCCTTCGCATTTAGCGGGAATCACCACGTCTAACACCGTATTCACGTCAAATTACAGGAGAATTGTAGATGTGGCTAGGGGCGAAACCAGTAATATCATCTCGCTGAATAATGAGATATACAGTTATTTACCTAGAATCAACGTCAATAACTGGACGGTCGCTAAACTGTTTGTCAATAAAAATGTAATAAGGCTGGACGACATCAACTCGCTATCCAACGTATATATTGATTCGCTGACATCAAATATCGTCCGTTATAATTATAACGAGGATTTATCAGCCCCCTATCTATATACGGGTAAGTTTGCCATACATAGAGGGAACGTTTTCACGATAAACAGTTCAAATATTGTCATCAATACCACGTCCAACAACGATTACGTGGTAAGCTTCAGCTCTAACGTAATATACACTGATTATAATACGAGCTATGATAACATATCTAATATACTGGCGATTAGCACGTCAAACGAGATTGTGGATGACGGGATGGGGACGGGGTTGGGAACAGAGCTGATTCACTTCGGTTCCAATATCATAAAGGATGAGTTCGCTATTTACGGAGCGGGTTTAAGCAACTCCATTATTATTAATGAGTATTACTGGCGCAATATTGTAAATAATAACCTGGATAACACTATAAATATACAATTAACCAACTTTAATAAAACGAAGTTGAAACCTCATATAATACTTGCGAACTCTGTGAAGGAGGAGGAATCAAGTAGGAAAAACATAATTAACGAGATATATAGTTATGACGGCAATCTGCGATTCAATTACAGCGACAATATTTACGAGCACCCGCAATTACTTATAGACAAGCTCGGCAACGTCAGGTTTTATGGAAATGTATTGACGAGCAACGACTTATTTATAAGTGGCCGGATATTTAACGTGAATGGCACGAATATCATAGAGACCCTTGATTCAAAAATAGCGAGTCTTGAAACGACCAGTTCCAATTTGCTTTTGACAAATACCGAGGCTTTGAACGCCACCATTATATTAAACGACTTTAATGCGAGCAACTATATATTCTCTACGAGCAATACCCTAATCAACAAAGCGAACTTCAACGACCTCAACAGTAGCAACTACACCCTCGCCACTAGCAATACATTAATTGCCAAGGCAAACTTCAACGACCTCAACAGTAGCAACTATACGCTCGCCACGAGCAATACCCTAATTGCCAAGGCGAACTTCAACGACCTCAACAGTAGCAACTACACCCTCGCTACTAGCAATACCCTAATTGCCAAGGCCAACTTTAATGATAACAACAGTAGCAACTATACGCTCGCCACGAGCAATACCTTAATTGCCAAAGCGAACTTCAACGATAACAACAGTAGCAACTATACGCTCGCTACTAGCAATACCTTAATTGCCAAGGCCAACTTCAACGATAATAACAGTAGCAACTATGTGCTGGCGACGAGCAATCTCATATCTACCCGAATAAGTAACTTGACGACGGATATGATAAGGGAAAATGCGGGGGCTGTGAATAGGTTCATTGTCAATAACGCCTATAATAGTCATCTCAATATTGATGGTAATTTGACGGTGACATCAAACTTGATAGTGCTAGGCGCTAGCACCACATTAGAGACGGAAGTATATACGACGGAGCGACTTGAGATAAACAATGCCAACAATGACTCAAGGGCGCTAGTGATTCAGCAGAGGGATATTATAAATGATATAATACGGGCTTCTAACAGGGATTCTAACGTATTTACGATTGGTAATAATGGGGATGTTAGGATTGCGGGGACTTATATTAAAAATAATAGGGATGTGCTTATTGACACGAGCAACTACGTGGTGGCGACGAGCAATATCATAAGCAGGCGAATAACGGATACCGCTTCTAATATCGGGGTGACGATGCGTATAAATGACACGAATAACAGCAACTACGTGTTATCAACAAGCGCCCTATTGACTTTCGCAATAAATAACACGAAGACGGCGTGGGTTATGAACGCAAGTAACGTATATACCATGAGTAGCGTGTCAATTGGAACGGCGAGCAACATAGATACGCTAACAGTTGATGGGGCGATTATTTGTTCGCGTGGTATTACTACGTCGTTCTCTGACAACCGGTTAAAAGATTACACGTCTAATATAGCGAACCCCATAGAACTAATCAATAAATTGAACGGGTTCCATTTTGTCCCTAATGAATTGGCGCATAACTATGGATTTTCTAGAGCCCCTGACATCGGCTTAAGCGCCCAGGAAGTCCAAAGTATTCTGCCTGACATTGTAAAGATTGCGCCATTTGATATGCTTCGGGACGAGCATAATAATATCGTTTCACGGAGTGGTGACAATTATTTGACAATATGCTATGAGAAGATGGCGCCATTATTTGTGGAATCAATAAAGGCTCTTAAAAAGGAGGTGGATGAATTGAGAGCGGAGGTCGCGGAGCTTCGCAAATGTTCTAAACCGGTACAATAATCCAATAATATACTTATTTAGGTTAGGTTATATCAAGAAGTCTTTTAATTTCATTCAATTTATGAATGATAGGACTAGTATCTACATTATTTAAATATATATTAAACCTAGCACACAACCCTTTATATATATCATAAAGGTCTTCTTTGAACTTGTTAGTATCTTCTTTCGTAAGTTCGCTTTCTTCCTTGTCTGCTACATGTAGGTTTTTAAAGAATATTTTGAACTTTGTGTAACCTATAATACACCTGATGTCGTTTTTGGCGACGAGTTGGATGTTAAACTTGACACGCTCTCGCACCTTTTCTTTGAATACCTCTTGTTTTATTTCCTCAAGTAACTTTATAAGCTTCTCTATTTTTCCTTTATATATGGATTTTTGTTTTTCATAATCTTCCTTTATTAGGGTGTTAGTTGTTTCCGCTGTTATGTATTCGCTTTTGAATGAATCGGCTAAATCTTTAAGATTGATACATTTTCTTTTAATAGTAGTAAAATTGTCGGTTATAAAGGTAGTCATAATTACATAGTCGCCATCTGTTTTATCTTCGTCTGTAATTTCATCAACGACCACGCTCGTATTTTCTACGGAACTATATGCGCTTTCACTGCTATTTACGTCGTCTTCATCAAACGGGGGGACATAATCATAATTCTCTGCGATGTCTTTTAATAATAGGTCTATTTTATCAGTGTCAAGGTTTTCAAATAAATACATTATTTCATCTATGCCACTGGTAATCTTCGTCAATTCAACAGTGTAGTTTTTGTAATCCATGTGATCTTTGAAAGATACAGACGACGTCATCCTAATGCTTTAAAAGTCTCCTATTATATTACTATATTACAATATTATACAATATTATACAATACTATACAATACTATACAATACTATAAAATACTATAAAATTATATAAACCTTAATGTACTATAATAAAATATAATGAGTATGTCTGTGTCAGTTGTTAAGGGAGTGTCAGGTAAGAAAATCAAGGAATATCTATTGTCGGCTTTTGAGGATGAAACTGAATATACTCTAGCCGATACAAAGCAGCTTGCCGTATCGGCTTTTAAGGATTCTTTAAAGTCAGGAAAGGGTAAGAAGCGTGTTGTAAAGGTTGATAGCGATGGTGTGGTTATTAAGAAGTTGCCGAGTAAGTACAACCTGTATATTAAGGATGAGATGGCTCGTTTAATTGGAGAGTTTCCTGACAAAGAGAGGAAGGACTTGATGAAACTTGCCGCGAATAATTGGAATGAAAGCAAGGCAAAGAATGCTGAAGATGCGACACCAGTAGCGTAGTAACGTAGCCGTATAAATATTGATTATTTTTATAAAACTATATAGTTATATATTCTAGTAATTCTAGATATATAATATTATATAATATTAAAGCGAATGTCAAATATAGTACCAATAGATACGAAGGGCTTACCCTTGCTTCCTCCATTTTCCTCAATTTATAAAAGATGGAAGGAGATGAAAAGTAAAGATTATGATAGCTTATTAGAGTATCTATATTCAGGAAGTAAAGATGGTTGGAAGAATCCTGTTACTAAAGTCACTATTGCTCGAAGCAGTAACATTATTATAAGTTATTTATCTATCCGTTATTATTATTATCACTTTAATACTTGGGATGATAAGGCGACGGTTCTACTCGGGAACCGAACTTTAACATATAGAGAGCATGTTTTAAACTTCATAGATTTGAAGTACCTTTATAACCCTATGAAAAAGGCATTAAAGCTTGCTAAAAAGGTGTCTCCTAAAGCACAGCCCGCGCCACCCGCGAAGCCAGTACCGCCAGTACAACCAGTACCGGCTGCGCCACAAGCATTTGGGCCTGCTGGGCCTGCTATGAAAAGTAGTTCTTCAAAGAGTGATTCACCGCCAGGTGCCGCTATGAAAAAAAAGGCTACAGTAACGCCAGGTGCAGCTAGAGGTGCTCCAGGTGCCGCTAGAGGTGCTCCAGGTGCTGCTAGAGGTTCGCCAGGTGCTGCTAGAGGTGCTCCAGGTGCTGCTAGAGGTTCGCCAGGTGCCGCTAGAGGTTCTAAAAGTTCCAGTGCTTCAAGTAATAAGCTGACCTTTTCACCTAAATACATAGCTACTGCCATTAGTAGCATGTCTAAATTGAGTGTTAATGCCGATAAAATGTCAGAGAGTAAATGTATGAAGTTTGTGAAAGATATTAGAGAGGCTAAAAGAGGGAAGACTCCGCAAGAATTAAAAACGTTGAAGGTGAAGATAGAAAATCCAGTAACAAATGGCACTATCACTTCTTTAAGAAGCCCTATTATACAGAGCTATTTAGTCAAATGTTATCATTCGTTTGACACGAATGATAAACTAAAGAAGGCTATTAAAAAGGTGGTAGATATTGATATATTAAAAAGTGTGAATGACGCGCGTTTAAAGATAAAGAAAGGCGCCGATGATAAGCTGTTGGTAGCAGTGAAGGAGAATGAAGCGAAGCGGACGGCCGCAGACAAGGCAAAGGAAGCAAAGCGTTTAGCAGCCGAGAAGGAGTTTGAAGCGAAGAAACTCCAGATACCCGTAATTAATACATATATTGATTCTCTTCTAGTTGATTTTAACCATCACTGCGATGAACTGGTGACCGCTTGCGATACTAGAATGGAAAAAGGAAAGAAGATATACATATTGAAAGACCATTCATATATTGCGAATGTTGTTAATTCTATTGTAGCTATCATATATACGTTGTATCTACATTTACCCTACTTCTATGACAAAACGGAAATCAATTATGATGGCAAAATGAGTATTAAAATAATCTTATATGACGAAGAATTATATGAATATTACGCCGATAAAACCATAGTTGACCCCGTTTTACGTCACGAAGACGTAGAAGACGAGCTGATTGATATACAAGAAAGTAACTTCCCTATAATATATCAACACACAAAATTGATGCAAGAGTTAGATAACAGACTGCTAGATTTGATACCTAAAACGGTTGACAATTTTTATCTAAATACCCTGTATAATCGCCAATATGTGTTTAATATATATAAAGATAGAGAAGATATTATGAACTTTGCTGTTACATATAACAGGGTTAATGTATTGGATTCGCGAAGCCCTGGGCCTTTCTTCAGGTTAGCCTTCCCGGAATCTCTTAATTATGCTATTAAACTATTTAATGCCAACTCTCAACCATTCTTATATAATTTAACAAATACTACGCTACCGAAGTATATTCTCATATCAACTATTGACCCATCTATTATGAACACCAAACCATTCGAAGACATTACGGCGAAGATAAATGCTCGCTTAAAAACCTTGCCAACTATATCAGGGTTTGCTAATGAATTGACAGCTAGAAAGAAGGAATACGATGATATGCTTGTGGTAATTAAGAGCAAATCATTTGGCGATAACGAAACAGGTTATGGTGACGAGGATATGATACGCAGGAATATATTATATTCACTAAACGCCCAAAACACGAACTATGTCAAGGTGAATTATCACCGACACAGGAAGGACCTGTATTTTGACAGCGAATTTACGGGAACATTCCCGCTATTTACTTGGATACCTTTGAATCGCAAAAAAGCTGACGACATCTATAATTTCCCTTCGCTTTCTAAATGGCAACCGTACGGGGTCATCTATAATGATACATTCGAGGATGTTGGCAAAGCGTATAAAAATTATGGTGTATCCCCGTGGAGCAAGTTGTTGAATGATACGGTTTATAAGGTAATTTCGGGTGATTTTGAATCCGTAGAAGGTCTCGTAACTCCTTATGAAGTTAAGAGGATGACCCGAAGAGTGAATGATACGTTTGTCTACAAGGATATGGTTGTAGAACCAGGGTATAAAAATGGCAAGGTATATTTATACCACGGTGCGAGAAAAAGATTACACACTATGAAGGATAGAGAGAAGGATATTGAGGTATTAGGATTTTTATCTACAACTATAAATATTTATACAGCGTCATATTATTCTGGTGTAGGAATATATAACGGGGTAACTCCTAACAAGGGCTTCATTTATATAATAGAAACTGACGACCGCCAAGGATATATCAACCTGAATGACATCTTATATCAAATAGTCCTTTTGCCATACACGGTAATTAGAATAATATGCGAGTTCAAGATAGGTGACTTAACAATTATTTTATGTAGGTTAATTAAGACACCGTCTAACAGAAAAAGCAACTACTTACACAAAAAAATGCTAGGTATTCCGCAACCTGCTGGAGCTGCGGCAAAAAGTGATTCTCCTGATGTTTGGGTGGGAGGCATAGGAACTTTAGAACAAATAATGGATACGAAGAAGGGTAAGCTAACTGACAAAAAGAAGACAGTTGCGAGACTCACTGCTGCGCCGTCACTAGCGTCACCCCAGTCGCTAGCGTCACTAGCGTCACCAGCGTCACCCCAGTCACTAGCGTCACTAGCGTCACTAGCGTCACTAGCGTCACCCCAATTAATTAAAAGGAGTTCTAAAAATATTATATACCCGAAGGCGGATATGCGTAAAGTAGGGGATATGCCTGAAGATATCCGCAAATACTATGGACTTACGAAGGAACGTGATGATAAAATGGTGGATATAAATAATGGTTGCCACTTCAGGATATTGTAGAGCGTTTAGGGCGTTTTAGGAATGATGCTTATTTTTTTACTATAAATTATATATACATCTATAATAGATAAATGCCAAAAAAGGGTTCGCCTGGTAGTCCTGGTAGTCCTGCTACTGGCGCTAAAGTAGGTAAGGTAATTAGTCCGGCCGCTCCTCCGGCCGCTTCTTCTGCTGGATTACCAGATATAAAAAGAATAGATACATCCAATTCAAGAATACAGAGATATGCGTAAGTTTAAAGATATGCCACTTGATATCCAAGAATATTATGGTGGTTATAAGAAAAATCATGAGAAAAATCATGAGAAAAATCATGAGAAAAATCATGAGAAAAATCATGAGTACATTGATGTTAGTGGACACTGCTATGTTAGACTGGTTAGCAGAAAGAAGGTGAATAAGATGATTACTGATGATAAAAAATATAGGAAGGATAGGGAAGCAAAGTCATATAGTATAGATAGAAGGGGTATTCTTGATATCAAGGATAGAAAAGCAAGGTCATATTAGTTACTAGGCGTTACTAGGAACGACACCTGTTATATAGCGAATCATATCACTAACTGTTGGGAGATATATGGCACATCCTAGGCAACACATTTGTAGATAATCGTATATCATATCGTATTATTTTATTTTTAATTTTATTTTTAACTTTAGAGTATATAAGTAGAAGATATTGTATTTAGAGGATGAATAGTAGTAGCAGTAATAGAAGAAAATATATCACGGATAACCGAGATTTGTTGTTGAGAAAATACAGGAGACTGCTTAACACCTATACAGTATCTTGTGGGAAAATATTGGCGATGAACGAGTCACAGGCGAGAGAGTCACAGGCGAGAGAGTCACAGGCGAGAGAGTCACAGGCTATCGCAATACCATA